CGCAACGCCCTCAGCGGTCGTTCCGGTCCCGTATGCTATGTATGAAAAAGGGACCGGTGGGGTAGCCGTCGTCTCGGATGAATAATCACCATAGGTCGCCGTCCCGGACAGGTCGCGTATCTTGTATGTGTACGTTGTCCCGGCGGTCAGCCCCGTGTCAAGATAATAGGTTGTCCCAGTAGCCAGCTTTTTAATCTCGGAATAGTCCCCTGATCCGGCTTTCCTGTAGATGACGTGGTAATCTTCGCCAACCGAAGCGTTCGTAAAGTTTATCTCAACCTTTGTACCGCTTAAAGGGACTGTTGTTTGACCAGTCGGGGCCGCAAGCGCCGCCGCCGTTGCCGTAGTAGCGCTTGCCGCAGTACAAAAAGAAGAAAACCCATCTGCCCCGTGGCATCGAACCTTGTAATAATAAAGCGTCCCGGCAGTTAACCCCGTGTTTGTCCAAGACGTAACATTCGGGTTGAGCTTCTTGACTACAGCATACGTTGTCCCGTCGGCAGACCTATAAACTTGATAAAAATCTTCATTGTTGGCATTGTCCGTCCACGCCGCCTTAATGGACGTTGTTGATAGTACAGTTAACGTCAATCCTGAAGGTGCGGTTGGTACAGCCATTTATCCCTCTATGACGTTTTCGCGCTTAAAATATCCAGTACCTTAGTTTTCCCGGCTGTGCTTACAGACACGTTTGTCGATTTAAGATCGACCTCAATTGTTAAGTTAAGAGTATCCCCGACCGCAACCGTTAGGGATTCTATGTCATACACTCCAACCGGGCTGTCCGCTGAATAGCCGCCACGGTAAAGCATGGCCCCGCCGGATAGGGCGTCAAACAACCCCATTTCGCTAAATGTCCCAGCTGTCTCGACTTCAAAGCTGGCCGTTACAGTATACGTATCAGCATCGGTCCTTGTGACGGTCCCTTTTTTTCTTGCTATTTCAAACCCAAGCGCCGTGTCAGTATTGGCTATCGTATCTGTCCCGCTCCCCCATGCAACATAAATCTCTGGGAGCTGGTCCGTGTCTTTTAGATACGATGCAACCTTGGCTCTCCCGGCGCTTGTAAATCTCCCGGTACAGTTTGCCACGATTACGCCTTATAATTAAAGTCGTTGTATGGGACACTGCCCTTTATCTGCGGCCTCATGTCGCGCTCTTCCTGGTCATAGATTCCGAGCATGGCAGACACGTCCTCAAGCCAGACTTCTTTTAAAGCCTTAACCTTGTCCCAATCATTCATCCACATCTGGCCTTTGATTACGGCCAACTGAACTATAATGTCGTCCCACTCATCCCCAATGACGGTCACGTCAGTATCGGCGGAAAGAGCCGGGTGGAGTTTCTTATAGAAGATATCAATAACGTATGCGTCGTCGGGGGTCCGGTGCAGGTAAAGTTTATCTGCGCTTCTAACCCATTCTGTCGGAACGCCCTCTGACGTGGCGGTTTCTCTGTCTGTGTAATCTACATAAGAATACCAATTTATCCGCTCTAGTTTTCTATTATTCGTAGTATCGTACAGGTGCCTAACAATTAGCGCGTCCGAAGGTACGTCAATATACGTTTGCCCGTCAACGGTTGTGTCGTCCGAGGATGTTTCCAACTGCGGAAAAACGAAGTTCTTGCGGAGGCCCATGTACCTATTTTTAGTCGTGAGGTCACGCAAAGCCTGATTAACCCAGATGCCGACATAGTTTGTCGTCCCGGTCAACTCTGTACGCGTCGGCCCGCCTAGCTGAAAAAGCGCCCTGTCGCGCATCTCAAGATAGCTTAATGTACCCAAGTTAATCCTCCGTTTCTTCTATCCTCGCCATAAGTTCGCTTTCGCTAATCAGTCTGAACGTATCGTTCAACATCCCCGAAGTCACAAAGTGCAAGGCTGTCCCAGCGTGCCACTGAACAGCCCAAATGGACCCAATTTCAATGTCCGGCGATACGTCCTTCCCCTTGTCAAGAACCTTCGCCAGCCGCGTTCCTTCAGAATGGTTGTCTGGTAGATATATCCCGCCGTCAGTTTTCTTCTCTTCAACCTTGTCTAGTTGACAATAAACAAATTTGCCTTTCGGGAAAATTTTAATACTCATTTCTCAGTCTCCTAAATTACCTAATTTGTAAGAATATTTATCTTGCCCGATCATAAAATCAAGATGGGTAGAACAGTACCGCTTCCCTTTGTAGATACCAGTGTCGCCTTCCGGGTAAGGCATCCCATCGGACTTGGTTATCCCGTCTCCTTTGGCGGTCATCATATTTACTCCGCCAGTAGAACCGGTTATTAGTTCGTCGTCATCAAAACATTCTCCGTCATCCCCAACCCCAGTTGGCGATGTGAGATACACTGTCCCAACGGCGTCCCCGCCAGCCCACGTCCCGCTTTCAAGAGTAACCGATTCGACTATTCCGGTATCCCCGCTTGTTGCCCCGGTCAAGGTTTCATCTTCTGTTGGTTCTACGGAGCCGGAATCGAATTGAAGTTCGACTGTTTTGTAAAGATCCCCAGAACAAATGGCGCAGTAATAGTGCCGTTGATGCAAAGACTTGGGCCACGCAGACCTAGGCTCCATCAAGACCATTGTTCCCCCAGGGGTCTCTCCGGGGAGACTTACGAAAAATGGATATATGCGACCGCGCTTGTACTAAGAGCAGTCAGGACAAGATTGTTAAACCACCTCCCGCCAAAATACATAACGGTAGGGACTTTGGAGTCCGTTGTCTTATCGCACGTAACGACAAATTCCTGCGTCGGCGTGTAAACATTGAAAGACCAAACAGACGTTGTTTCGTCTGTCAGGTCGCCAACGGGAGAGGCGGTAATTTGGTCGTCGCTGTCCCTTGTTGCAAGAAAAGCAACGTTTGCGTTCTTATCGCTGGCATAAAAAATCTCAACCACGTCCCCGGTGTCGATATTCGTAGCCGTAAAAGTCCCGGTTGAAGTAACGACCCCTGTAGCCACGGAAGTAATAGTGGCATTGCAGACCGTAGAGTCCTTGTCGCTAGAAAAATACGTCCCAAATGTCGCGGTATCTCCGGCGGCATTGGGGACAAGTTCAATAGAATCTACTTTTATCCGGCCCTTCTTGACAAGGCCAGCGGTCGTCATCTTGATTGTCTGGCCTCTTTTCGTAGTCGCCATTTAGTTCTCCTTCGGGGCATCCTCCGATGCGTCTTTCTTAACGGTTTCAAGCGCCCGTAGTTCCCCGATGACTTTCAATTCTTCCTCGACCGTCCGGCTCAACATCTGTTCAATCGATGCACGGTCTTTCAACAACCGTTCCCGCTGTGCGTCCAACTGCCCCTGCTTCGCCGTCGCCTCCGAAATTAATTTGTCAATCTTTTCCGTTAAATTCATTTACTCTCTCCTTTACCTAACTTGGTCTATTTGGTTTGCTCTCAGGCACGTTTCCTTATCAACCCCTGCGGCCTTTAACTTACGCTCAAGAAATTCGCACTTGTCGGCCTGTTCCTCGGTCATCGACCCTCCCCACCCTTCGGCGCGGAGCATCTTGTCGTGGTCGGAGCGGCCCCTAGATTTTAGTTTGTTTTTAACGATAATTGTCAGCGACATGTGAATCCTTATTTGACAGGGGCCGGAATAACCCGGCCCCCGTCTGGTTGTCAATCGTTAAGCCGGGAAGTTTGTGGCCTGGGAGTAGTTGATGTTAACTGGATCAACATTAGACAGATCGCAGTTAGTGGCGATAGTAGTAGTTTCAGAGCCAATAACAGAGTTAGAGAACAGCCCGCTGGCCGTTGCGAAATCAACGTACTTGTTGTAGGAGTTCCCGCTGGCGAGCGCCGGAATATCGTGCGCGAACAGACACCGGTCAATAAGAACCTCGGTAATCGTAGAACCTGCCGTGGCGTAGATATCCGCGTCAATGGTCGTGTCGATTCCGTTGAAGGTACAACCGATGACATTGATGCCGACAACGCTAGAGCCGGACACGCCGACCCCAACGCCCTTTGCGCACTCCTCAAAGTGAGAGTTGGCGACGAGGCAATGCCACGCCGATTCCAGATAGACCGCGCCCTTCGTGGCCGTCGCGCCAATCTTCCAGAAGCCGCAATTGTTAACCGTGCAGTCGAAGGCGTATCCCGAGCCGCCAGAGGTCTGCCCCTCAATCAACAGGCCCGCCCCCGTTGAACTGCCCCGCTTGAAGGTAATGTTCTCAACATTCGTATACGGGGCATAGACGGTCAGGACAGAGCCCGTCGCCGTGGACGCGCCTTGTAACCGCGTCATGTTCGCCTGTCTCATCCCAACCCCGAGGCCCGTGCCAATCAGGGACAGTCCGTGCTTCGTGTAGACAATAGACCATTGTGTCGTGCTTTCTGGGAGGTGATGCTGTGGATCGCCCCCAGACGAATCGGGATCGCGGGGGCGAACGTAGATAACGTCCCACTCCCCTGCGGCATCAATGGCGTCCTGCAAATACTTCATGGCGCGGGTGGGGGTCCGCCCATTGCTGTTTGCAGAACCGTTGTCGTAATCGACGAAAAAGACTTTGTTCCCCCACATCCCCTCGTAACGGTTGCTCGTCACGGGCATGCCCCCGAGTTGAAAAACCTGGTCAGGAAATGTAGTCATTCAAAAATCTCCCGCATCGCAATACGACTTGTCGCTCGTTCATCCTGCGTATGCGTGGCGAAAGGGGGCGGGCCTTGGCGTCCGCCCCCGGTTAGAATCTTCTAAGGCAACCAAGAGCCTAAAACTCAATAGTTAGCTGGCCTTGCCGCAATACAGGTTCTTTACAGACCCGTACCCGGCGCAGAACAACTGCCGCGAAATGGCAACCTTGTCCTTCGTGTTGTCCGGCGCGGGCTTAACCTCGAAGTCGGGCTCCCAGGCCGTGAACACGTTGAAGTCGTACTCGTCGTCCTTGGCGATAACGAACCAAGTGGTCGTTCCGGTCAGACGGTGGTACTCAACAATGGACAGGTCCAACTCGCGAAGAACGTTGATCGTGTTGCTCTGCTCAAGCGGCTTGTACTCCGAACCAAGGATTTCCTTCGCCGTCACATAGAGATTCGGGTGAATGATGAGTTTGTTCGGGGTCGCGCCCTTCCAGTTCCCCCTGTCGTCCTCAAGCATCGCAAAGTAGTACCGCGCATCGGCAAGGGCCGTGATGGAAAGTTCCGCGTTCCCGTAGTTGGAATAGGTGAGGGTGGTGGGCAACTGGGTGTGAGAAGCGGAAGCAATAGCCAGGTCGTCAAACCCGACGTTCCGCTCGTAGGTCGTGGAGGTCATGTTGTTGAACAGCGACGCGCAAGTCATGTCCTTCGTCATCTTCTGGACCTTGGCAAGAGACTTAGCCATTCTCTTGGACAAGTTAAACTGGTTGAAGAACTCCATCTCCTCGGTGATCCTGAAACCTGACCCAAATTTGCGCCAGGTGTACTCTTTCTGTTCGCCGAGAAGAGGCTGTTGCAACGGGATGTTCTGCCCCTCGACAATCTCTGAGGAGGCCGTCAGCCCGGCGATCCGCTGGTCCTTGGGCTTGTATTCCGAGGACTTCAGATCATTAAAAACAATCGGGTATTCAACCTTCTCTGCCTTGGTCGTGTCGTCAAAAATCTTCCTAAGTGAACCTTTTTTGAGGAGGTCACTATTGGTTGTGGTGTCAAAACGGGTGGTAATTACACTCATTGCCTATCTCCTCTTACCCAATCTCGCCCGTCTTGATAACGGAATCATAGAACTTCACCCAGTATCGCCCGCCGACGGTCCCGACCGGGTCCGCGAGAGCCACAACCGTACCGTCGCTATCCGTACCGACGGTAATGTAGTGTGCCCCTTCCGTGAACGTTACAACGAACCCATCCCCAACATCCGTTTGCGCGATGGCCGTGGCCGCCGCGCCCTTCATCTCGTAAACATTATAGGGACTTAAAAGCTCCCATTCGCACGCCGTCCCAGCAGTCGTGCTTTCCGTCTTGCGGGCAATCCCGCAAAAAGAAGTCGTTGCACCAACGGCCACATAGCCGCTAGAGTCGAGCTGAACCAAATCGCCAGCCGCATAAGTTCCGGCCCCGGATTCGGCTCCGGGAAGGACGATAGGGTTGCCCTGTACTAACTGAACGCTAGGCATATCCTTTTTTCTCCGTATGGGCTACGGAAACTATCAAAAAGAGAAAGTTAGATTTCGCTTCCCAAGTCCTCGGCGGCCTTGCCCGTCAATGCTACCCCGGCTTCTTTAGCAACGTCGCGGAACTCATCCATGAGGGCCTTCGCGCTCCCCTGGGAACGCTTGACTTTTTCAATCTCGTCCTTCAGATGGTCAATGTACGGCCTTTTCATCAGGACTAAATCACCATGGATAAAGTATCCGTTAGTGTCGTACTCAAAGCCTTCGGGCCAATACGGGTCGCGGTCAACAGTCACCGGCTTGGCCGGTAATGCAACCTTAGCTGTCTGGAACTCTCGGCATTTCGGGGGGTCCCACCGCACCCACCATAACCTGTCTTTCTTGTTCGTGTTCGGGTCATAGTAGGTTTTCGTCGCCAGAGTTGCTTTCTGATTCAGGATGTCATCCAAGTCTTTCTTCCAGGTCGCCGGGTCAAAGGACCGCTCCTTTCCGTCAGCATCTACCCAGGTAGACTTTGACATGTCAAGAATGTGCGAGTTAATATCTCTGAGCGTTCTCATCTTTCACCCCCTGAAATCTCCATCTCTCTTTCGATAATCTCTTTCGCCTCCTGTTCACTAAGTCCATATCCCTTGGCAATCTGCCTGTCCTTGTCGGACAGTTCGATTCCGGCCTTGGCCTGGCGCGTCTGGTTCGGGACTCCTGTGGCGGACGGACTTGGCGGCTGTGGTTTAGGGCTCATTAGCCTGTCAACCTCGCCACGCTCATACCGTATGGCCGCCGCAACCCTCTCCCATGTTCTCGGGTCTCTTAACGCGGTAACTGGGGTGTTATACTGGCGATAAGCCATCTGCACTCCCTGTTCTACCAGCGGTTCGATTCCCTCAAACAACCTCGGGTTGCTTTTCAGCGCGGCATCCTTGCCCATGTTGTAGCTGTACGCGGCTTCCTGCTCGCGTTGAGCTACCTCATACGACATCCGCTGTCTTTCCCGTTCCTCAAGACGCCGCTCCACAATCCTGTCAATGCTCTGCTCTGGATTCGTGTAGTCGAATTCCGGCCTGACTTCAGGCTGAACCGGCTGTTGCGGATACCAGACCTGTTGCACTGGATGGGGCTGTGAAACCCTGGCCCGTAATTCTCCTACTTCTTGCGCCAATCTTCCTTTTTCCTTTTCAATTTCAAGGTAGGCTGACGCAATTTCCTCTGCCGATTTTCCGGCAAACTTTTCCGGCAGGGCCGGGGCTTGCGGGGTCGGCGCAGTTGGTTCCTGGGCCGTCTCTACCGGAGCCGGAGAAGGCTCAGCGGGAGCCGGTTGTCCAGGGGTTTCATTTTCTGGCACTTATGCCCTCCTATGATTTTTTTGGGGCGATGTCCAAAATCTTTGATGGAAGCCCCATGACCGTATCTATCGCCCTAACGAAACCTTGATAACGGGGAATGTCCTCCATCATGTCGGTTTCGCAGTGACGACTTGCTATCGCCCGCTCATCTTTTAGGCGGGCCACATAATCCAGCCAAAATTCCGTTTTGCAAATCTGTTCATACTCATCTTTTAGCTTGTTCTTCAGATAAGACTTATCTTTAAGTTCCATTTACGCTCGCCAGTCATTAGACAATAAAAGGTCCGTCAATGCCGTCGCCCAAAGAGTTACCTTTTTCTCTGGTAGATCAAGCCCAAGGTTAACCTCTATGATGTGGGCTATCTCATGGAGCAGGGTATCAAGGGTCTGCTCGTCAGCCATCCCCTCTCGTATAAGTATCTGCTGTAAGTCGTGACTCGCCCTGCCGCAATACCGCCCATCGTCTCCGCCCATCGATCTGTCGTTGCTGTCAACGAATTTCACCGAATAGGTTTTGCCAAACAACTTAATTGATTTAATCTTCTTTACGTTTATTTTCATTTACTGTCCTTGGCCCATAAATTCCTGAGGCGTACCGCGTTGCTGAATCATCATTTGCGGGGGGAGGAATTGCGGAGGCGGGGATTCCTGTGGCATCTCTTGCCCGGCTCCCGGCTCTCCGGGAATCCCGGATTGCTCTGGTTGTTCAGGCTGTTGCTGTGCTATCAAGTCTTGTGAGTTGGCGATGGCCTTGTCTACGTCAAACGTCTCGCTCAGAGAAGCCACCAAACTATCCGCGTCCCGCTGATCGAAGTCGTCAAGAATCCTGGTTATGAGCTTGACCCCGATTTCGTACTGCGCCGCAAGCCACTTCTTGAAGTCGCTGGGGACCTGGGGGTTGCACAGCGCCTGCACCATCCCGGCATTCTTCGTCGCCCATTCGCTTAACAGCGTATATACTGTCAGCGCGGCCTCGCGCCTAAGCTCCTGGTTGATAACCTCGGAACTCGCGTACACCTCGACCTTGAGCCCGGCCCGTAAGTCCTCTATCGGGAACTCTACGGTCTGGATGGTCGGGGTACCGGTATCCTCGTCCTTGTATGCATACACGGGCTGGTACTGCGCGAACATTTCAAGGCACTTCATAATAATTTCTTCTTCGCCATCAGCCACGTTCTCGTTGCCATTGGTGAATTTCTTATTCGCTTCCTGGATGAGAGCGAACGTCTCCTTGGCAACTGGTCGATCCGTTGTGCTCTGCCCCATGACGCTGGCGGTAAGCCCGATAGCCCTATCCGCGTATCCTATGAGCCGGTCTTCTTCGGGGACCGTGCTGTAATAGTTGGAGTCGAAATTGACTATCTTAATGGCCTCGTCGAGATTGTCATCAACGACCTGGACCTTACCTGGGTTAATAACATAATCGTCTAATTGCGCCCCGGACCTGACGAAAATTAATGGGCCGTTGATCTGCGTCATCCGGTCAATGCGCTGGTTCTCTAGGGTATCAATACCTACCTGAAGTTTCTCTGTAATCTCGCAAACGCCTTCACCATCGAAGGAGAACTCAACCGGGGAATAAACCAACTTGGCAAACGGTCGGAACCCGTTGAATATCGGGTTGTATATTCCATCAAGGATCGTCTTGGTTTCCTTGTGGAAGCTCACGCAAATATCGTCTTCCTCCCCGTCCTCATCAACGTCATACTTAATCCAGAGCTCCCAGACCTCATACGGCTCTGTGTACTCAGTCTTCTTGAGTTCCTTGCCCTGTGCGTCGGCCCGGCTTTCCTGAGCATCAGTGAACTTGTCCGGGCTAGTTATCTTGGAGACTTCCTTCTCGTCAAAAACTCCCTGCCTGGCCTTGAGTTTCAGTTCGCTCTTTCTATACCTAGTCCTGAACCCAACCATGTAAGCGTCGTCTATTTCGGTTGCTTCAGACGATATAACAAAGTCTGCCCTGTCTATCGGGTAGATGTTCGGGCCCTCATAGACAGTCTGGACAACCTTGACGACCTTAGACTTGCTGTCCAGGTGTTCCAGGCTATACTTCGGTATTTCCTGGTTCTTTAACTCTTCCTCGGTAGCATATCTATATACAGTCCGCGTTTTCTTCTCGGGGACAATCTTGACTATCCCAGTCCCAGTCTTCATGCACTGAAGAAGCGGAGAGAACAACTTTTTCTTGATATTGACTACGTTCCTAAGCCAATGGTTGATAGCCTTCTCTATTTTCGGGGCAACATCAATAAAGTCTTCGTCCAGTGGCTTGCACGTAACGTACTTCTTGTATCCAAACAGTCTATCGGCCACCCGGACAAACAGGGCGTCCGTATTGGACCGGCTGATCGGGATAGCCATGTTACTGGCCTGATTAAACGGGAATGACTTGGGCGGCTTCTCGCCCTTATACTGCTTGCCCCACCGGGCAAGGCTCTCCATGCGGGCGGACTGGTTGTCGAGTTCCTTAGCCAGAACGTCGTCTAGGTGAGCGGAGAGTTCTTCCCGGAGCGTCTTCCCGGACGCCATTTTTCTGGAAAGCGGGATAGAACATCCCCCCTTCCATCCGACGATATCGCCCTTGCTCTCTGCCTTATCCTCTTTTCCCTTTTTTGACTTGGGTTCCTTTGCGGCCTTGGGTTCGGATTTTAGATTTTCTTGTTCTATTGGCACCTATGTTCCCCCGTCTTAAAAGGTCTTGGTTATTAGTAGTATCCCATCTAGTGGTTAACGTCATCGTTTCTTTTTCTTTCTAGACACCCCGGCCTTGTCCATGGCTATTGCCACGGCCTGATTTTTGGGCCGACCCGAATGGATAAGCTCCCGGATATTCTCAGAGAGAACCTTCTTTGACTTCCCCGGATGTAATGGCATTTGCTCTCCCTTTAGATTTACTTACCGCCCAATACGTACCAAGGGCGTTACCGATTACAAATCCCCCGATGCACTTCCAGTCGTGCGTCGCCAACGCTCGTTCTATGACTCCAAACGTGAACAGTGGTATTACCAAAGCCAGGGCCGACGCCCGGAAGGCCCGCCGCCCCGAGAGTGCCATGTAGTACCATGCTATCAATACATCCGAAAGTATCCCTAGGGAGACGTAGGCCAGTAATGTAACCATCGTTAAGCGGAGGGTCTTCGTTCATGTTATTACCGGTGCAGGGCCGGGCGGTAAACCCGGCCCCGCACCCATCCGAATCTATCGGCTCCCCCTATCCGCTGTACTAACAGCAGGGGTATACTCATCGTCGGCGCGGGAAATCGCGCCGCAAACCTCTATGAACTCATCCGGTAGAACCGCTCCCGTACCCATCCCACTAAACCCGTCATAAAACGGCGCAGGACCATACTTGTTCATCACCACCCTAGACCGGGCGTCCACCTCATCCTCAAACACTTCCTGAATTTCCGCTGATGTACTCATCTGTGTCAGGCCCCGCGCTCATGAATCTTCAAAACAATCTTTTGAATCTTCACCATCTCACTCTCCTTTCACTCTCCTTAATTAAACTGTTCTTTTTGTTTGGCTTAGCAATTTTTTCCCTTTTTCACCACCCATGTGGTTCTACTATCAGTATAACATGCTCTCTGCCCATATATACCCCCATACATCTCTTATCAGGCTACAAACACGCTTGACAACCGCTTTTTTTGAGCCATTTTTAACAAAAACGGGATATTAGTAATCTGTCAACCTTAATTCTCACACATCTGCAAGCAACGCCCTTACTTATCCGCCTTAGGCGGACACCGCTTCGGATACAGCTTTTTGTATCACGCATCTTCCCGGACCCTATGTGCCACACCAGCCGACCAGGGGGGCGACGGGTCAGGGGATAGGCGTGCCCGTCTTGTGTGTGCGATCAGCCGCCCCCCTCCCCCTCCGGGGTCGGATAATGTACACAAGAGATGTAAGTAGTTGATATGATTACATAAGTTGCGTCGCATAAGAGGTCTAATGTTAACTACAGTAGTTATCCAGGCGGGGGCGGATGGTATGGGGGTTTCCCAGCTTACGGCCAGGATCGTTGTGATGGGCGGGAAGAACGAACGGGCTAAAGGAGATAAGCGAGGGGAAGGGGGGGGGTTGATGATGCATGAAGACATGTTCATATGTCTACTGGGAGTCTCGCCCTAGCGTCTCGACTGTTAATGT